CCGAACCTATAACGAGCTTCGAAAATCAGAATTACCATCCTAATTTTCCAGCTCATGTGGGTGTTGTTCCCACTCTTGCCACGATGACTATATATGGTATGTATGCGGCTAAGTTATTGAGTGAAGTGTGTGCAGGAGTGTTGAATGCGGCGTCTTTTATTATTGTTGGAGTTTATTTAATAGATCGGTTTAATTATGCGAATTGGTTAGGGAAGTTTTTGTTAGGTTTGAGTGCACTGTCAATAGCAATCGGTGCGCTTAAGTTGTTGCGTATTTTTTTTGATAAGGTTGAAGAGGGTCAAAAACGTCTCTACCACACAGAGAAATTTGAAGATGCTAAACTTCCATTTTTCTCAGAGTCAGGCGAGCAGAGAGATAAGGCCGTTAAGTTTAAGGTGATGCCGAAGAATTCAGGAGAGATTGAGGCGCACAATGGTGAGTTGAAACTGATCTCTGGTAACGTGGTTCAGTTGTATATGTCGTTGGCAACTGAACGTGGACCTATTATTAGATTTATGAATGGAGTTTTTATTGAAGGAACGGCGTGTTTATTTAATCGACATCTTTTTTATAGTAGTGATGGGACGACGTCTTTTGTGCCAGAAGGTACCGTTATGACAGTCTTTTCGCCCAATCGAGCACCACAAAGTACTAAATTTTGTGCTGATAGATTGGTTGCAATGAATGAAAGTGACGGAACCTACCGCGATCTTGTTTTGTACCTCTTTCCACATGAGGAATCGTTTCAAGCTCGCCCAGGGATATTAAAACATTTCTGGGATGGTACGTGGACTATGAAGAATCGTAAAGTCAGTGCTATAATGATGAGTCAAGGTGGGCCTCAGATACATCATGGCCGTGTTGAGGAAGATCGTATTGAGACGAAGGTTCAGTTCGCAGAGAAGGAAGGTTATGTTAAAGTTCACGATCTTATGGAGGTTTCAATACCATCGAAACCGGGTTTGTGTGGTTCAGTTGTTATGTTAGATGATGAGTCGTTGCAAAATAAAATTCTTGGGGTGAACGTCGGTTCACCACGTGAAGGTTGTTTGGCAGCATTGATCGTTACGCGTGGCATGTTGGAGAAAGCATTGATTGAGTTGAAGAGTAAGTTTGTGAACTACAAGAGGAGAGACATTCAGGCTGAGGGTCACGAGTATCAGAGTTGGATGCCTGTGATGGGTGAAGAGTATGAGAGTGCGCAGATCGAAGGTGAGATTCTCCATCTCTACAATAGCACTTACATGGCTGTTCCGTCGAAAAAGAGCAAGATCGTGAAATCACCAATACATGATCGTGTTGCCATTTCGACGACAAAGCCGTGCAAGTTGCATTTGGGGAGAGAGAAACTGCTAGAGAATATGAACAAGTACTCTCAACCGAGCTTGCCCATGGATGCTGGTAAGGTTGATCGAGCTGTGACTTCAATAGCAGAGGAGTTGAATGCGATTAGGAGTGTTAGATTGGAGAGGATGTTGACGATTGAAGAAGCTATCAATGGTGTTCCTGGCTATCCGTACCTAACTAGTATGGATTTGACAACTTCGGCTGGGTTCCCAATGGTTGGCATGGGTCAGAAAGGAGAGAAGAGGCAGTTCTTTGAAGGTGAAGTTCCTAACTTGGTCCCATGTAAGGAATTAAGAGAGCAGATTGAGTTGATTCACGAGTTGATTGCCAACGACACTTATCCTGATTTTCCGTTTACTAATACACTGAAAGACGAGAGAAAGGATAATGAGGACGTTGACAATGGAAAGGTTAGAATGTTTTCGATGTCAAGTATGGCTCTAGCGATAGTTATGAGACAGTACTTCTTGGCGCGAATTGCACACTTTTATCAGTGTAGACATTCGACTTTTCTGACGATAGGAATGGATAAAACCGGACGCGAGTGGGACACGTTTATCAGACGCATGCTTGAAGTTGGAAATCGCTTCTATGATGCGGATTATAAGAAGTTTGATACGAGGGCGAATTTTGTTGTTAGGATTAGAGTCAATGAGTTGTTTGTTGAGAAGTGGATGAGTGAGAGTGTTAAGAGGCAAGCGAGAGTGTTGTTGAGGTATGACGCACAAGCCATGCATCAGGTTCTTAATCACATTGTCATTATACCGTCTGGTACGAGCTCGGGTAGCATGCTCACAGCTATAGTAGGTTCATT